TAGAAGCCTTACAAAAGGAGATGAGTTATGCAGGACGCTACCGTCCAATCGATCCCACAGACGAGCCAAGCACCAGCAGCCGTCGCTCCCAGCAGCTACGTGGCACCAGCGCCGCAAGTGGCTCCGCAGGCAGCACCGGTGGCTTATCAAGTGGGTACGAGCTACCCCCAAGCAGTGGCCCCAACGGCCCCCAGCTACCAATCAGCCCCTACTCAGTACGCCCCCCAATCCCAACCGGCGGAAGCACCGGCGGGGAATCCCTGGGAATCGGCGTTCAACAAGGTGGTGAACCTGCTGAGCGCACCAGTCCAATCCCCGTTCCAGGGTCAACAGTCGCCTCAGACGACTCAGTTTACCCCGGCCAACTACGGACAGCCCAGCGCCCCAGCTACGCAACAATCGGCTCCGCTGACCTGGTCTCCCAGCCAGGAATCCTCGCCCAGCTCTTCCCAAACCTCCTCGACTCCCTCCTTGGAGCAAATCGCGGACCTGGTGGGAATGAGCGCGGAGTCCCGTCAGGTGATGGACGCGTTCGGGATCGAAGCTCCGGCTCTTCTGAACAACTACGCTCTCAACCTCGAGGGAATGCTGGACAGCGCCGTCGCGTGGGGAAATCGCGCCGCTGACACCATTAAGGGTTACGCCGAATTCGCTGTTAACGAGCACCAAGAAAACCTCGCTTACAACGAAATCCTGACCAACCCCGATGTCCTGAGCGATTACACGCTCAAGTTCTTCGGTCCTGAAGGTCCCTACCCCGTTTACGAAAACGAAGCTCAGCTGGAGACCAAGGGTTATCCCACCCAGGCTGTCGCTCAGCCTGAGCTGGGTCAATTCCCTGCTCCCCCTGCCGCCGCTGCTCCCCAGCAACCCGGCAACTTCTGGGGCGATTTCAACGACCAAATGTCGCGTGATCCCCAGAACGCCTGGCGTCTTCTGAACCAGGCTCAGCCTCAAACCGTTGCAAACAAACTGTTTGTGATGGAGTGATAGTTGGTCGGTAATCTAATAAATTACCGACTGCTAAAATTTGTGTTAGATAAGACATCTAAATGTCTGAATCTTTCACCCGATAACACCACTTCCTGCGACACTGGAGGATAAAACAAAGTGTTCATTGATAACGACTTTCCAAAGATTCTTGGTGCGGAACTTTACCGTCCCCACCCTGCTTACATCGCGGAAATGGCGGTTGAGCCTGTGGTCGTCCACGACTTCACCCGTCAGCCTGGTCAAACCGTTCAGCTGGACCGCTATAAGTTCTGGGGGACCCCTGGTACTAAGGACAGCCGTGAGCGTATTGCTGACCAGACCATCGGTACCGCCAACAGCCGCAACATCACCAAGGAGAAAGTCCTGGTGGTGCTTAAGGAATACACCGGTCCTGCGGACCCGGGTGATCCTACCCAGCCCAGCACTTTCAAGATTGCTCGGGAAACTCTGGTTACCGCCCAGCGTCTTCTGCTGGACACCGGCAACCTGAACATGTTCCACCAGAGCATCGGTTCTCTGACCCTGCTCGACGACTATCGCCGCTGGCGCGACCGCGTCTTCCTCGACGAACTGTCCAAAGCTGAAGCTAACGGTGCTGCCTCTGGTACTCAGGGTGGTTACTACTTCGCTGGTGGCAAGACGAAGAACGCTTCTGGCCAGATCTCCTATACCTCTGGTGAAATCACCGCTGGTGACCAGCAGTTCTCTGTTAGCACCGACCTGCTGACCATTGTTAAGGACCTGCGTAAGCGCAACGTCCCCACCTTTGCTGACGGTCTGTATCGCTGCATCTGCGATCCCACCTTCATGATGCACCTGCGTCGTGATGCTGACTTCCGTGAGATTGCTCGTTATGCTGGCAATCCCGGTCAGGGCATGTACATGGGCAACCCCATGCTGCCCAACAACACCAGCTTCTTCCAGGGTCCCCAAGCAGGTCAGGGCTACTTCCTGGCTGGCGAACCCGTGATGCCTACTGGTGTTCAGTTCGAAGGTGTGAAGTTCTTCGAATCCACCAACTTCCCGACCAAGAACGTTAGCTCCACCTTCGATTCTGCTGGTGCTGGCACCTTCAGCAACCGTGAAGTTGCTCAGGGTTACTTCTTCGGTCCTCAGTCCGTTGGCGTGGGTATCGGCGGTCCTAACGCTCAGGTGCTCATCAACAACAACGACGACTTCAGCCGTTTCATCATCCTGATCTGGCAACTGTACGCAGGTTTCGAAATCCTCAACAAGGACTTCGTCACCACCGCCTTCAGTTCCGTTGCTGATTCGTGATAACGAACTCTAAGTAAACAAACAAGTACAAACTGGAGAGATAAATGTCCTATTTGTCTGCTAAAAAAATCTACCCGGGTAACTGGGCAGAACCCCTGAACGGTTGGTACAAGAATATTGATACCAACGATGACGGTACCAATAATGCTTCTAAGGGCGGCCCCACTGCTGTGCTGGCCGTCCCCGGTTGGAAGTATTTCCAGCAGCGTGGTTACGTTGCTGTTACCACCGCTTCCGGCGGCGGTATCTCGGCTACCGGCAATGTGATCGTTCCTTCCCCCTATCGGAATGACGACACCCGCACCGACATCACCGGCATGGTGATCTCTGGTGACTCCACCACCCCCGCCTACGTTTATCGCGCCACCATTTCCGTGGCATCTGGCTGGGGCGATGGCCGCGTTGCTTCCGGCGTCTACGCCGCTACCGGCAACGTGATCACCTTCTGCCGCGACAACAGCGGTCCTGTGGCTTCTACCGGCGTTGGTGAAGCTGTTGGCCAGGCAAACCTGACCTCCACCGTTTCTGGTACCCAGGCTGGCGAAATCTACTTCGCTGGTGGTAGCGCTGCTTACAGCACCCTGCCTTTCCTGACCGCTACCGGCGCTGCTGGCGTTGGTGCTTCCGGTGTCTACCGTGAGACCAGCTCCGCTGAAACCTTCAAGGTGTTCGCCCGTGCCACCACGACTGGCCTGAGCACCTCCGGCGGTTACTACATCTCCAGCGGTGACGCATCGGCTAACCGCACCGGCTACCTGGTTGTGGAAGTCTGCTACATCCAGGCTGACACCGCTCCTGGCTACGAAGATATCGATGGATATCTGACCGGCCGTACTGTTAGCTGATTAAGTTAAACTAGGACCAGAAATAACACTTCTGGTCCTTATGCTTTACCAGCACAGTAAAACCGGCGCTCGAGTCAAAATCATTAGCGAATGGGATGATGGCGATTGGTTCATGGTTGAAGACCAGGACGGTCGCCTCTTCACCGCTTACAAGACCGAGATTGCCCCTGACGAGAATGCAACCAAAAAGGTAAAAACTCTTCAGGTAAAAGATAAAGCTGCCAAAGAAGAACCCCGTGATTTCCCTCCGGAAACACGTTTAAATATCAACAGTGCTACCGCCCAGATGATCGCAGATCATATCAAGGGTATCGGCCTTAAAACTGCCCGAGAAATTAAAGATCTTCAGATGTCTTTATCGGGTGAGAAGTTTAATAACTTGGAGCAGCTTAAACAGATCAAGCGAGTGGATTGGGATTCTGTTTTGGCAGCTGACCTTATTCGCGTCTAACACTCATCTCCTGCAGGCCCCCGGGAAACCGGGGGTTTTTTAGTTTTAAAATAAAAAGAAAAGGATAATGTCTAACGGTCCTGCCCTGTATTTAGGCCGTGTTGGCTCCACTGGTACATCCACTGGTGCGCACGGTCATTTTGAAGTTAAGAAAGATGGTAAGTATTTTCCTCTTTCGCAGGCTCGTACGGATATAGGCCAATATCTGCAATATCGTAAACCAGGGGAAAAAGATTGGACTCCTTTCTTCACTAAGCAAGGAGAAACTTTTACTCAGGCTCCTGGCTTAACGCTTACCAGTCCTATGGGCATGCGTGAGCATCCTGTCCACGGGGGCCAAAAAGAGCACAGAGGAGAAGATTACGGACTCCCAGAAGGCACTCAGCTTCGTTTCTTGGGCCAAGGATCTGTTGCTACGCATTCAAAACAAGGCGGAGCAGGTAATGTTTCCAGTCTGCGCACCGGTCCCTACGAGCTTCAAACGTTCCATTTGAGTGAACTCCCTGGAGCATCTACAACGCGTACTTCTGATACCCCAGCGCCAGTAGCTGATGACACTTCTGGACGTGCGGATGAAATTCTTAAAGCCTTTATGTATGGCCAGGAGTACAAAAAAGAACCCAAGAAAACATTTGAGCAAGGGTTAAAAGAGCAGGTGGTAGGAGGGCTCATTTCACAAGCCCTTAATCCAATGTCCTTCTTGTCTTCTTATTCAACCGGCAACCCATTCCTTTCCGGAAGATCCGCTGCTACCAGTGATTTTCTCGGTGGTATTCTTGGTTGATTACGTACTTTTATAATTAAATGATAAGGAGATGTAGAAGTGCAGCTTTCTGACTTCGACAAAAGTAGGGTCAGGTATCACCTGGGATACTTCACTGTTTCAGTTCCAGCGGGTGATTATGCCCGTTTGGAAGAAGCAATGAATACTGTCCCAGATTCTTTTTTCTACGACAAGATCACAATCCAAATTGGACGTTGTGATACCGCAGAGAAAAAGACTGAGGTTGCAACTTCTCCTTCTACTCGTTTAGAAACGATCCTTGGTGACGTTGATCGTACGATTCGATCCAGCAATGCCAAGGAAGCGTTAAAGGTTTGGGACGAGATTTATCTCTACGAAACCAACCGCCTTGCTGGCATCCTTTACGTTCCTAACTACAAGGATCCGTTCCAAGCCAGGTATCGTTACGAACGCTCCGGTGCTGAATTCATTCAGGCATTACCTGGTCCTGCTGACACCGCTGTTGGTTCACGTATTTATTTGATGGAGAACTGGAGGTAATTTTATGTGGGGAGCAGGTACAGGCGCTTCGCTGGGATTTTTAAACACTCTTACCGCACCGGTTAGATCTGCAGCAAACCAATTCTTGCGCAATCAAGCTGCTGCTGCAATTAGGAAATCAGGACTGAATACCCTTAGGACAGCCAGAACAGCTCCTCCGCTACAGGGATACTTAGCAACATTAAAACTATCAGCAAATACTCCTGTTTTTAAAGGCACTGCTGCCGTTCTCACACCTCCTGTTGCTGCAAATGTTTCAAATAAAACAGGGTTTACCGAGAAACTCGAAGGTGCTTTAAATCAAGTTGGTCCAGCTCTAGACCGTCTGTTTAGCGGCACTCCCGAAGTTATTCAACAGTACGGAAGAGAACAAGAAAAGAAAGGCTGGGGCGGCGCATTTGAAACGGCATCGTACTTAATGGGACCTGGTATTGCTGGCTCTATTGTTACTCCTACCGTTGCCTCTTTAACTGCTCCTTTTCTTCCCAATACCAAACCAGCACCTGTTGCGACGACACCTCCAAGGCGTCCAATTGCAAATCTTCCTGCTGATTACAAGAGAACTGAACTAGAAGCCGGAGCAGCAGCAGAAGCCTTCCGCCCCGGTGCAGGTTTCCCTGGTCAACAACAATTTCCCGGCGCTCCTGTAGATCCTCTCTCCAGGTTGTCTCCCCAAGATCGCGCCTACCAGCAAGAGCGTGCTCGGGTTGAGGCCATGGTTAAGTCCAACCCTGACATGAAGAAGCAAGAAATTGCAGAAGCACGTGCCAAGGTTCGCGATAAAGGAATGGAAGAATGGGCAAAAGCAAATCCTGAACTTGCAGCGAAAGTAATGCCTGGTCAGTCGGGCTTCTCTGCAATCCAAGGATTTGTTGGTGGTGTTGGTGCTCCTACTACAGGACCAGCCTCAGCTACTCCCCAAGCATCTCCTGAACTAAATCCTGCAAGCCCAACTTTTGCAGGTGGAGAAGGTGCCCCTATTCTGCGTGATTTGACTCCTGAGTTGATCAAGCAGTATCAAGAGCAACTTCTTAAGCAAGCAAAGTAAAACACTTGGCATTGCATTGCATGTAAGACCAACCAGCTGGACACGAATCTTTGATTCACGGGAGCCAGTGTTGTTGCCTTAATTCCATGACCCTCTGTCCCAACTTTGTTAAACGTCTTGCCACTGCAGTAAGCCTTTGTATTTCTGTACAAGCTGTGTTTACTCCTGGTCTCAAGGCAGAGTCAAATTGGGTAGGAGAATAAGGTAGTAAAGATGTCAGAACGTCAAATCCTAGAACAGTTCCGCAAAACACCCGCAGGCCAGAAACTTCTACAGACCATTCGGTTTGCAGAAGGAACTGCTGGTCCCAAGGGATACCAAACCATGTTTGGCGGTGGGACCTTCTCGGATATGAGCCGTCATCCTGACAAGGTTGTTCGTAGTGGCGGATATTCCAGTGCGGCGGCAGGCGCGTATCAGTTCCTCCCTGGAACATGGCAATCCCAAGCTTCTCGTTTGGGCTTAAAGGGCTTTAGCCCGGAAGAACAAGATATTGCAGCCTTAGGCTTAGCACGTAATCGTTTAATGGACATTGGTGGCCTTGCCACCGTTCAGAAAGAAGGTCTCAGCCAAAGAGTTTCTTCTGCTCTTTCTCCTGAGTGGGCATCTTTCCCCACCGAAAGTGGTCGTAGTTACTACGGTCAACCTGTTAAATCTCTTTCAAAACTTCAAGAGGTTTATGGGAAGGAGGTTTCACCTCCGGCTCCTGCTCCCGTTGCTGCAGCACCAAAGCAGGACAGCAGAAGTGTAGAAGAAATTATTTCTTCTTCTCTTGGTTTGAAGGAAAAACCTGAATTCAACTTGAAACAACAGTTGACTCAAGGATTACTTCAAGAAGCGCTCAAAGGTGTAATGGCTCCTCCCAGCCTGTTCTCAAACGTTCCGCTTCTACCTCTTCCTCCTCTTGGGCTCTGATCATGGCACGGTACGCTGAATATGCTGATTCAGATTATTTACCCGGTGAGGTTTATTCCGCCGGGCTTAGCGGTTATGGCTTAAAACCTCAAGAGCAGGTTGAGTACATTGCCAAAAAACGGTTTAAATTCAAACCAAAAGAAGATAGTGGTGAGTACTTCCAGCAGTTTTTAGCACTCCAAAACAATCCTCAGCTTCTTGGACAGCAAGCCTTTGGTTCTTCCCCAGGCTTCTTTAACAGCATGTCGATGTTTGGTGGGTGAGGCTATAATTAACAAAAAGCAGCATAAGTAGAAGTGTCGAGTACCTCCACTAACAAACAACCGCTTTTGGTTGACAGACCATTGTTTGATTCGGTGCGAGTCACCACTCAGACCGTTGGTAGCGCTTCTTCAAACACTTTGTTTGTCCAGGGTGGCCAAGCGCCTTCCATCCTGGTGGACATGGATGCTGCTCTAAGTGAAGACAACAACAACGGTGGAGTTGTCGATGCAATTACTATTGTTCGCAACGATTATTATCGCAGCGCAGATTACGTTGTTTCTAGTGGCACGTCGGGTAATGTGATCTCTCTGACCAGTGGTCAGATTGTTTTCGTTTCCAATACTGGCGTTGTCGCCACTGCTCCGGCTAGCGGCTACGGCTACTACACCTACACCGGTGCTACCACCCTGACGGGCATTAACACCGCACTGGAGTACAGCGGTGGCACCACCAGTGGCTTCTCCTACAACGGTGTTGCTTACGGCGAGCGTCCTGCTGCAACCTTCGTCTTCTACCAGACCCGTGGTACCACCACTCCGATTCCTGCATCGGGTGATTACAAGGTGCTGTTCGCCAAGCAAGTCCCTGCCAACACCGATCGTGTTGATTGCTCTGACGTGATGCCGGAACTTGCCACTCCTGTGGTTTCCGCTGGTAATACCAATGGCCTTGGTGAAGGCGCTCCTCTCCGTAACCGTGGTATTTACCTGGAGCGTGGCGACCGTATTTACGTTGGCGTGTTCCCTGACGGCACCAACCCCTCCGGCTATGCAGCTGGCGCACACATCATTGCTCAGGGCGGCTTCTTCTAACGATGGCCAGAAGGCGTGGCAACTCCTTTGGAGCCGCACGCAATAGCCAAGGAAATGCGTTCGGCAACTTTGCGCGTAGTGAATCCTTCATCCCGAAGGATGTCACGCCGATCCGTACTGAGTTCTCTGCAGGTTCAGTACCAGATTCAATTTATTCTTTGAACAGAGAATCTGCTTGGTCACGCTGGAGGCGTGGCTTTGAGATTTATTGCAATAGCTCGATTACAAATACATATAGCTATCCGTTTGATTACCAGATTCCTCTGCCGCCAGGCACGGTGCTTCCCCCTGGGGCAAACCCACCCAAAATCCCTGGTGCTTTCCAAGGCTTTCCGACAACCAACAAAGAACTCTGCATGCATTGGGCAGGTGTTCGTATTGCAGGAAGCCTGCGGTTTGACAACGTACGCGACAAAGATGGTGATCCGTCACCCATATTGTCCGTTACAGAGGATGAAAACTATTGGTACGTAACCTTAAGCGGGGATTGGAGTGCAGCAAATCCTTTACCTGCCCCCCTGTTTATCCCACCTGTTGGTCCTGTTCCTAAACAATATCCAATTAATGGTGAAATCTTAGAGGATCGCATTGTTTCAGTGGGCGGTACGCCCATCACATCACAAACGATTGATCCAGCCACGCAACGTCGCTACGGCTATGTGCAAGCCGTCTTGGTAGCAACGGATGAAACGACTGGTCGGTTGACTTTACAGAAGCAAGGATCGGTGGAATCCACACCTGATGGCGTCTTCCGCACCCCTGCAACACGTCCTCCGAACGTTGGGCGTTTCTTGATGACAGGAACGCGTTACTGCTGCTCCTGCCAGGATTTCACGCGGCGTGACTATGCCTACATGATGGGACTTGGAAAGGGAAATCAGAAAGTATTCCCTCGCACCAGGGTTGCAACCATTAAGCCAGGTCGTTACGAAATTATGACCCTCGATGGAAAGGTCAATAACAGTTCAATGACCAGCGCAACCGTAAATAGAAGAATGGAAGTGATTGCTCCAAATGAGACGTACGATATTCCACCGACCATTACACCAGACAGTTCAATTAACAATGGGGCTTTACGGGACAATCCTGGCGTCTTCCGGGATTTTGGCAAGACTTACTTGAGGAACACTCCGTTGCCCTCTTTGGAGGGCGCACTGGCAGAAGGTCCTCCTATTTACGAAGACTACGCAACGTCAAGGAATCCAGACGGTTCGTACAACATCACGTCTTTGACGGACTTCTGGTCCCCACTGCTAGATGAGTTGCGTTACTGCAAACACATCTATGCAATGAAATTTACAGAAAAGGTGTTTCCCCCTGAGCCTTCCGACTTGCCAGTCGAGCTAGGAAGTATTACGGCTTGGGAGCAGCGCCTAGTTGAGGAGACGGCACGCCAGAACGAAAAGTCTGCTTATGCACTGGCTGAACGCGGTTTATCGATGATGGACGTACCTCCTTACAACTGCCAGGCACCGATGATGATGCCGATGATGCAGAAGCTATTTAACGTGCCTTCTACGTTTGTTTTGATGAGCGGTTTTAGGATGTACGACAAGAACGGCAAAGAATACAACCCATCAGAGGGAGGGAGGCCCGAGGTCTAATGGCTGATTTTGGTGACGTAGTTGACGGAACCTTTGTTCTGTCCCAGGAGCAAGTCGATACCCGTAAGTACGGTTTTAGCTCAATCAAAGCCAGTGGAATCCCCACTGTGTACCACGCTGGCGATGTGGTGAACATCCCCTATGGAAGCGGAGAGGTCTCGACGATGGAGGCAATCGGCCTAGCATGGTATGCCTTCTCCAGTGGCGTGACCCCCTCCTAGGCTTAACAAATTTTTAATAAGGTATACTTATCTTAAGTCTCACGAGACTTGTTAAGGATTCCTTAAGCTACTATCACCTGGTCGCCGCCCTGGATATGGTCCGGGCAGTCCAACGCATCTCAACCATGACTCATCAACCGCCTTTAGATCAGCGGATCGTTGACGAGTATTTCCAGCTGATCTCGCACAAAAAGACAAGAGACGTGGGATGGCTTTACGCCATGATTGCCACGTACGGCCTCAAGCCAGAAGAACTGCAGGATTTCTCCTGGGGCACTGACGCCAACATTTGCATCGCAAGTCGGAAGCGTCCGATCCGGCCTTTGCACCCGCAGTGGGCAGTCCTGTTTGACCTCAAAGAAAAACAGCCCCGCGAACTGCGGAGCTGCTGGAAGTCCCTCTACTCGTCTCTCTATGAGGCAATGGCTTATCAGAACATTCGGTTGAACGTTACTGATCTGCTGTTAGCTCATCGCATACGCAAGAACCATTACCGTCAGGTCAAGCAGCTGACGCCAGCTTTTTCAGCTGTTTCTTGACGGCGTTCACATTCCAGCGATAGCTGTCACGGGAACGGGTCTCAGGAAAAGCTGCGAAGTGGGGTCCTAGCTTCAGAGTGCCGTTGTCGCGGTACTTGAAGAGGGTTTGGCGGTCGACACCAAGGAGTTGTTCCGCCTTGTGGACGGGAACCCATCCGCTGGTTCTGGTCATGGCGCAGGTAGTGCGTACTCACATACGGTATTAGGGGTCAAGGAAAAGTCAACAGATTTAAGGGAATTTTTATCTCTTTATTTTTGTCGTCAAATGTGTGGGCAAATTAAAATAAATTAACGGCAACTAAAGAGTATGTTCAATTGTGAACAGGATCCCCTCGCCCTGCTCATTGAATTAACTCCGAAGTTAGCAAAGAAACGTTATCGACAATCCATATACGACGCCTGGGACTGCAAGTGCGGTTACTGCGGCGACAACGCCACATCCTTGGATCACATAGTCCCAAGATTTCGTTCTGGTTCCAGCAACCGAAACAACTTAATTCCTGCCTGTAGAAGGTGTAACGCAAACAAGGCAAGCGCAAAAATGGAAGAATGGTACCAGCAGCAAGAATTCTTTACTCAAGCTAGGATGGATAAGATTCAATCCTGGATGACCCAGGAGTTTATTGATTTCTCCACCGTCTGTCCAAGCACTTTTGGGTGCGTAGCTTGATATGGGAATTTACTATGATTCCACAAAGAAGAAGTGGGAAGTCTCGTATGAGAAGACGGATTATCAAACGAATTTAAAAACAGATAATCCTACCAATTTAAAAAGAAGGATATACTACCAAGTAGAAGTTTGTACTCGGTGGTTCTTTGGTCACTGTACAAGGACAGGAACAGAAACTCACCATAGAGATGTTGACGATACTGCCACCAACGACCGGAACCGTTTTGTTAATGATCAAAACAACAGAACTAATAACGAAAATAGAGCATTAAATACAAAAAATACACAGTTAAATGAAGCGTACAAGTCGACGCTTGGAGCTGCAAATACAACTAATGGCGGCGACTACGTTGCGCAACGGGACATTATTCGTGCAATCAAAGATGTTCCTGATGAAGTCAAAACTGATCTAGAAGATCAATTTAAGACGTTTTACCGTACAGAAAAACTGCAGACCTGGGACACAGCCCTTGGTGCAAAACCTCTGTATGGAGCGTTTGATGCCAAGTATTACCAGAAAACTTATCCCCAAGTCAAAGACGAATGGAAGGCTGCAGTAGCCAATGATGACATCGATATCACCGAACGTTACGGAGAGACCGGCTACTACCTGCAGCATTACACCAATCAAGGAAAAGCTGCAGGATTCCGCGCCAATGCACCAGAAGCTCTCCAGGCTTCAGAAGCATACGTTGAAACCAAGCCAACGGATCAGGACTTGCAAAACGTCCGTGATTTACAGCTTGGCGTAAATACCCAAACACAGTCAGAACGTTTGTTAAACGTTCCAGAAATCGCGGCTGAATGGGAAAAGGCAAAACGTGACGACCCTTATTGGCGTCAACTAGGCAAAGAATATTTCTTGGATGCCAATAAACCAGATGAGTTTGTGACGCTGTTCCGTCTATCCGATAGACCGGAAGACAAACAAGTCAGCATGAATTACAACATCAATGCTGGCTACGGTATCACTGAATTAGAAGATGCTTTAAATCAGGCCGTTGGTGAAAAAGCAACCGTTGATGTTAAAAAGTTCGGCGCTTTAGCTCAAGACGTTCTCAAGGAGACAATCGATGAAATGAAGCAGGCTAAAGCCAAGGAAGAGATGCTTGATCTCTTTACTGGTTTTAGTGGTTTCAGTGAAGTGATGGATATCAACAAGCAGTTGAGCAACTCAATCCTTGGCGATACAGGCGTAGGCGGTATTCTTTCCTTCACCTCTGCAGGCAAGGCAGAAG